GCGCGTCACATCAGTCCAACGCGCTGTCCGGTAAGTGCCGCAGCGCCTCGGGCAGATATCGCCGCACGCGGTTGAGGCGCTTCGTCATGTCCCACGTCCCGCGCACATCCACGACCGGGCCGACCGCGGCGGCCTCCTCGGCGGTCAACCGTCGCCGCAGATGCACGGCGATCTCTCCGACCTCGCGCCACTCGCCCAGGGCGGCATCGCCCACCCCGAGCAGCGCCCGTTCAGCGAGCGGGAACAGCGCGAGTGGATCGCGAACCGGCGCACGCGACGAGATCGAGGCGTGCCACACGGGCCCGCCGAAGTTGGCTTCGAGTCACTCGTAGCCGCTATTGACCGTGAGGATGAGGTTCTCGCTGAGGCCGAACGCGTGGCGGAACCGCGGGTGGACGGTTTCCGACGCCAAGCGGCAGTGATGCGCGAGGGCGGTGCGCTGTGCAGGCGTCACGAGGGATTCACGGTTTTGCGCGAGCCCTGCCGCAGTTCGCGGAAGTCGAGGAGCGCGCGGCCGGCGGCCTCGCTCGCCAGCCCAACTTTCTCCGTGAGGAACCGATACAGCAGCCAGTCCGACACCGCGGCCTCGATCGCCCCGTCCAGCATGCCGCGCACTTCGCGGGCTTTCGCGAGGTCCATCTGCACAGTCTCGCGGTTGACCAGCATTTCGACCTTTCCCTCGCCGTCACGCTCGCTGAGGATGGTGCCGAACTCGATGCGCGTGCCCTCGGGCGGCGGGCCGAGCGCCTCGCGAAACGCGGCGGCCAGGTGGCGACGTGTGGCGGCGGTGACCCCGGCTGGTGGGCGGTCCTCCAGAATGCGGGCGATCAGTTCGATCTCGGACGCCTTCATCGTGTCTCCGGCGGATAGTTCCGCGCGACCCCATGCACCCACTCGCCGAAGGCGTGCGGCCCGTCGTGGCCGGCCTCTAGGGTACAGGTCCGGATCGCCCACATCCCGCGCTCACCCTGCAGTTCCTGCGCGCGGCACGCGTCGGCGAGCGTCTCGCCGGCCGCAATCGCCTCGGGCGTGTGCGCGTCGATCCACTCGTCACACAGCAGGCACTCCCCGTTGCCGTCGGGCCTGAACGCCGGACAGGGCACGTCCGGCGGTTGCACCGCCTCGCCGGCGCGCACCGCGGGGCCCATGCAGGCGAGCGGGATCAGGCACTCGTGGCACTTGGTCACGTTCGCCTGCGCGACGATGGCCTCGGCCTCCGCCCGCTGAAACAGCCCGGCCTCGGCGGCGCGGGGCGTGTAACCGAACTTCCCGGGTCGCCACCAGCCCTGATGCTCCATGGACCAAATCAGGCACAGATCCTCGCGGTCACTCATGGCGATCTCCGGTGGGCGCTACCCGCATCGCCGTTGCGCACACGTCGATGCCGACCGCCTCGACCGCGGCGACCAGCGACTCCAGCAGTTTGTAGGCCGCGTAGGTGTCGGCGCCGTAGATCGTGCCGCCGTGCGGGCCCGCGAGCGTCTTGTCGATCACGACGAAGCCGGACCCCTCAGCCTTGCCTTTCGCGAGGATCTTTTTCGCGCGGGCGATGTCCTCGGCGAGCGTGGGGTAGTAGGGCATTACCAGGGCCGGAGTGTAGCGCAGCCTCTTCTACCCGCGCCTCCCCTCTGTCAGAAATACCAGTTGGTGTGGGCGCAGCCTCTACTACACAAAGTCCTTGCTCGACCATAGCACTCGGCTGCAAGCTGAGCGTCGTGCATGGCCGACCCCCTCACGCCATTGCAGGAAAAGTGGACGCTCGCCCTCGTGCGCGGCGACGCGGTGGACGTGCTCTACCAGCCGACCGCGAAGGGGGCCGAGTATCACGACCTGACGATCCCGAACGCGATCCTCGAAGGCCCGCGCGGCACGGGCAAGTCGATCATCCTGCGCAACGACGCGCACATTCACGCGCTCATGGAGCCGGGGATGGCGTACCTCATCGTGCGCCGGACGATGCCCGAACTCCGGAAGAGCCACCTGCGCTTCATCGAGCGGGAAATGCACCGGCTCGGCGGGACGTTCAACAAAACCGAGTCGATCGCCTACTACCCCAACGGCTCGCTCGGCTATTACGGGCACTGCGAGACCGAAGCCGACGTGATGATCTACCTCTCGTCGGAGTTCGCGCGGGTCTACTTCGACGAGATCACGACGTTCCCCGGCTCGATGATCCTCAAGCTCGCGTCGTGCGTGCGCGTGCCCGAGGGGTCGTCCTGGGTAGCGGCGCTCCGCGGGGGGACCAACCCCCTGGGCGAGTCGGCGGATTTCATCCTGCGCTGGTTTGTCACGAAACAGGTCCCGGCCGAGGAGTCGGACGAGTACGACCCCAACGACTACACCGCGATCCGGATGCGGCCGGAGGACAACCCGCACATGGATTGGGCGCAGTACCGCCGCCGCTTGGCGAATCTGCCCGAGCATGTGCGCAAGGCGTGGCTCGACGGCGAGTGGGTCATCGAGGGCGTCTATTTCTCCGATTTCAAGCCACAGAAAGACGGCCAGCCGTGGCACGTCATCGACGAGGCCCCGGTCTATCGGGACGTACCGCTCGATGCCGACCGGCCGCCGGCGGGGGTCGCGATCTATCGGGTGCTCGACTACGGCTTCGACCCCGATCCGGCGGTCTGCCTGTGGATCGGCATCCTGCCCTCGGGCCGCGCGGTCGTGTTCAAGGAGCGGACGTGGTGGCGCACCACGGCGATCGAGGTCGGCAAGGCGATTCAGCGGGAATCGGTCGGGATGCGCGTGAGCGAGACGCTCTGCGATCCAACGCTCTTCGACAACCAGAAGGCCACGGGCTCCTCGGTCGCGGATCTCATCGAAGCGCAGGGGATCGCCCTCACCCCGAGCGTCAACGATCGCATCGCGGCGGGCTATGCGATCCACGAGTGGCTCAACGGGCTCATCGACGGCACGCCGAAGCTGCAACTCCTGCGCTACGGGTGCCCGCACTTGATTCGCACGCTGCCGCAGATCCGGCAGGACAAGAATCACCCCGAGAAGATCGCGAACGGGAACGATCACTACGTCATGGCCCTGTCGTACTTCGCGATGGGCAACGCCGTCCCCTCGATCGAGGTCACCGAGCGCGTGCGCAAACCGTGGGAGCGCGCGTACTACGGGGCTTATCGCATTGGATCCGATAACGTCCGCGAAGCAAGGTAAGCGATGACGCCCGAGACTGAGACCCCGTCCGCCACCCCTGCCGAGGGCCCCTACAGCGATCAGGGCTGGCAGGCGCAGATCGACGCGTGCCGCAAGCGGCGCGAGCGGTTCGTGACCGGCCCCTGGCAGATGAACGTCGCGATGCGGGTGCAGAAACCCTACTCGACGGCGGCCGACGCCGAGGCCGAGGCGCAGGGCACCGACCAGATCGCGGTCCCCGCCGATTGGGCGCGCACGCGGAGTAAGAGCGCGGCGCTCTTTTCCAAGCTGCCGCGGATCTCGCTCGAAGCCCTGCAAGCGAAGTTCGGCGCCGCCGTTCCGATGTTCGAGCAGGTCGTGAATCACTTTGTCCCGCGCACCGGCCTGGCCGCCGTGATGGAGGAATGCGAGGCCGACGTGGTCAACGCCGCCGGCGTGTGCGCGGCGATGATGAAGTACGAAGCGACCTTTGAACTGGTCGATGTGCCGAGCACCGATGTCTCGATGCTCGCGCCCGAGCAGGTGCAGCAGGGGATCGCGCTGGGCCTGATCCAGATGACCCAGGTCCCGCAAACCGTGAGCGAACGCTACCGCGCGTATCGCATCAGCCCGGCGCAACTCCTGTGGCCGGCGGAGTTCCGCGGCGCCGACTGGCAGCGGGCGCGGTGGCTCGGCTACGACGGCACGCTCCCGTGGGCGCGGGCGCGCGACGAGTTCCGGCTGCGCGAGGACCAGAAGGACGACGTGTGCGGCGCGCGGGGGAGCGACACCACGACGCGCACCCTGGCCGGTGACGTGACGCGCGAGGCCCGCGAGTCCGAGGACCAGGTCCATTTCAGCGAGATCTTCTATTGGGCCGCGCTCGTGGACCCGAACGAAAAGCGGTTCGAGGCGATCCGCCGCCGCGTCATGGTGCACGGCCTCGACGGCGCGGCGATCGACGAGCCCTACGCCGGGCAGCAGTGGAACGCCGAGAGCAAAACGTTCGTCGGCTGCACGCGGCTCCCGATCGAAGTGCAGACCCTGACCTACGTCAGCGACCGCGCCATCCCGCCGAGCGATTCCGAGATCGGCCGCCCGCAGGTGTGGGAACAGATGCGCTCGCGCTCGCAGATCCTGATGCAGCGCACGCGCAACCTGCCGATCCGCACGGTGGATATCAACCGCGTCGATCCGACGATCCTCGACCTCGTCATGCGCGGGATCTGGCAGGGGATGATCCCGACCAACGGCCCCGGCGAACGCACGTTCTCGCAGGTCGCCGCGGCGGCCTTCCCGAAAGAGGATTTCTCGTTCGATGCGGTCGTGAACCGCGACCTCGACGATGCGTGGTCGATGTCCCCGAACCAGATGGGGAACTACAACAGCGGGGAACGATCGGCGAGCGAAGCGCAGTTTGTGCAGGGCGCGTACGCCTCGGTCATCGGCTTTCAGCGGGACAAGATCGTCGGGATGTTCCTCGGGCTCATCGATACGCTGATGGGCCTGCTGCAACTGAACCTCGATCAGTTCGAGGCGATCCCGATCGTCGGCGAGGACGGCGCCAAGCGGCTGGAACAGTGGGACCGCTCGAAGGTCGCGGGCAAGTTCGTCGCGACGGCGCGGCAGGACGCGAGCGTGCTGCAGGATGCCGGGGCGCGCACGAACCAGATCATGAAGTTCCTGAACATCGCGGGGAAGAGCGGCCGGATCAACGTCGATCCGATCCTCGCGGAGCTTGCCGGGCTGTCGGGCCTCGACCCGGCGAGCGTGATGCTCCCGCCGGCGCAGCCGAAACAGGAGGACCCGAACCTCTCGTTCCGGGTCTCGGGGCTGCAGGATCTGCTGAACCCGCTGACGCTGGCGTTCCTCATCAAAAGCGGCCAGGCGCCCGGGCCGCAGCACGTCGCCGCCGCGAAGCAACTCCTGCTCGACTCGCAGAGCCCGCCGCAGGCCGCGCTCCCGCCGGGACCGCAGGGGCCGGGCCCGCAGATCGGGCCGCCGCCCGCCGGACCGCTGGCGCTCCCGCCGCCGCAGCCCGAGCACGACTGGCAGGCCATGCCTCGGATCACGAAACGTCCCGATGAACTCGGCGGATAAATGGAACAGGCTGCCCCGATCGTCCTGCGCTACGTCGATGTCACGCTCCCGTCCGGCGCGACGGTGCAACTCACGCTCTACCCGGCCGACACGATCGAGACCGTCGCGAACCCGCTGAGCCTGCTGGTGCGGTTCCGCGAAAAGAGCGACGAGACGTTCACGGTATTCCTGGGCCCGGGCGTGACGGTGCGCGAGGCGGTCACGGTACAGCACCCGATCCCGCTCGACGAAGCCGGGAAGCCCCGGCAGTTCGCCAGCGTCGAGGAGTACCGCGCCTACATCGCGAGTGTGTCGGTGCCCGTGTGACGTTCAAGGCCCGGACCTACGTCTGCGACTGCGGGGCGACGGTCACCGCCTGGCGCTGGAACACGGACCCGACCCCGACCTGTCTGTGCGGACGCGTGATGGACGAGCAGGGCACCGTCGGCGTCCCGGCGCCGGGGATCATCCCCGACACGATCCCCGGCGGGATCTACATCCGCCACGGGCTCTGCCACGCGGACGGCACCCCGCGGCGCTTCGACTCGATGACCGAGATCCGGCGCGCGGCGGCAGCGAAGGGGCTCACGCTCTACGGCGAGACCCCGAAGGCCCCGACGTGCGACGGCCATGTGGACAGGAGCGACCGATGATTTCCCTGATCTTCGCGATCGTCGTGCTCGGCGTGGCGCTCTGGTTCATCGAGACGTACGTGCCGATGGCGGCGCCGCTGAAGGTTCTTCTGCGCGTCGTCGTCGTGATCCTGATCGTGCTCTACCTGCTGCGGCTCGTCGGGGTCGCGACGCCGACGTTCCCGAAGCTGTGAGGATCTGATGTCAGAGGATGTTGCCGCCGCCATTTCGGAGAGCATCGCCGGGATCGAAGGGAGCGACGCGAGCGCCGCCGCCGCCCCGAGCGCGGACCAGACCCCGGCCGCGACGCCCGCCGCCGCCGGCCCGATGCCGGGCGTGCCGCCCACGCCGACACCGACCTCGGCCGCACCAGCGCCCCCAGGAGCGACGAACGTCCCGCCCCCCGCCGCCAAGGTCGTCCCCGAGGGCGCGGTCCCGCCGGAGGGCACGCCGAGGCGGCAGTTCGTGCCCCTGGACCGCCACGAGGCCACGCTGGCGACGCAGCGGCAGGAGCATCAGGCGGAGATCGCCCGGCTGCGCGAGCAGACCGACACGCAACTCCGTGAGGCGCAGCAGCAAGCGCAACTCCTGCAGTTGGCCGAGACCGACCCGGATCGCTTCCTCGACGCGCTCGCCAAAGCCGACCCGCGCTACGCGCAGCGCATCGCCGGCCGGAATGGCGGGAACGGGAACGGCCACGGCGAGCCGGTGCGCGGCGGGATGCCGCCCCCCGATGCGCAGTTGCCGGACGGGAGCGTGGGCTACTCGCACGAGGGCCTCAAGGCGCTCCTCGACTGGCACGCGAGCCAGGTGCAAGCGCAGATGGAACAGCGGTACGCCCCGGTCCTGCAGGACCACGAGGCGCGCGCCGCCTACCAGGCCGCCGAGTCGCGGGTGCGCACGAAGGTGACCGCGGCGCTCCAGTGGCCGGGGTTCGCGGAGGCCCAGGCCGACATTGCCGCCGCGCTCCGCGCCGACCGCACGCTCGACCTGCACGGCGCCTACATGCGCGTCGTGGTGCCCAAGCTCCAGGCGAACCGCGACGCGATGCGCGCCGAGATCCTCGCCGAGATTCAGGGCAAGCCCCTGAAGGTGACCAGCACCACGCCGCACGGCGCCCCGCCGGCCGTCGCCTCGTCCGACGATCTGCAATCGATCATCCGGTCGTCGATTGCGAACATTCAACGGTAACCCGCACGAGGTCTGTCCTATGAAGCGCCGTGCCCTGCTCTGCCTCGTCCTGACGCTCAGCGCCTGTAACTTCCGGACGCCCCCGACCGGCCCGACGACGGTGACGACGACCGTCTCGACCACCATCGACAATCACAGCAACCCGACACCGACGCCCACCCCGACGCCGACGCCCGGCCCCGGGGGTGGGGGCGGGGGCCTCGGGAACCGCGTGGCGGATCCGCCGGCCGGCACGGCGCTCCCGCTCCCGGCCTACGGGCAGACGGAACTCCTCGCCTACGCCGCGACCTCCGCGGGCGCCGCCGCGCTCGTCAGCGTCTGTCCCGGCGCGGCGACCTCGTGGGCCTTTCTGGACGGGCTCGTGGATCGGTTGCGCGCCCGCGACACCCGCTGGGGCTACTACTGTCGGCGGGGGAACTGCGCCGATCCCTCGAACGACGTGATCGGCTACCACGCGACCGCTGGCCCCGATGTCTCGGGCGCGGCCGGCACGATCGGCGTCGATGTGATCGGGGACCTGTGCGGGACGAACACCCCGCAATGGGTCACCTACCCGTTCGACGGCGCCGCGCTCTGGACGACCCGGGGCCGGTTCTAAACGCGCGCTCGGTAACCCGCAACTCGGAGGATTGAATGAACTCACGACTCGCGATCATTACGTTCGTGGATGCCGGCGCCACCCCGGATCACGGCCTCCCCCCGGCGCCAGGGCGACCGGACCACGCGCTGCCGCCGGGGGTGGACCATACGCTGCCTGGCAGCCAGCCCTATCCGGACCATGGGCTCCCCCCAGTACCCGGCGGGCCGGTGCAGTTGCCGGTCTATCCGTACGACCCGACGCATCCGATCGCGCCAGGCGGCGAACGTCCGACGCACCCGATCCACCTGCTGCCAGGCGCGCGATTCGTGCTGATCTGGCTGGCGTGCAAGGGGCTCGTGCTCGTGCCGGACCACACGCTCCCGGGCGCCCTGCCGACGCCGGGGCACGATCTGCCGGCGAACCCCGCGAAGCCGGACAACACCCTGCCGCCCGCCAAGCCGGGCACGCCGCCGGCGGTCCCGAAGTAGGTCGCCGATGACCATCCCTGCGCGTTCCCAACCCGACGGCGGGAACGCGCAGGTCCGTACCGCTATTCACCAAACCCTGACCTGGCCGGAGGCTCTGCAAGCCGCGATGGGCGGTGTCATGCGGCAGGTGCTGAACCTGAAGGCCGGCCGCCGACATCGGTTCGGCGCGAACGAGGCCCAGGCGTGGGACCGGCACATCGAAGGCGCCGCCGGTGAACTGGCCGTCGCCAAGACGCTCGGGATCTATTGGCCCGGGGTCGGCCGACTCGGGGGGCCGGATGTGGGCACGCTGCAGGTCCGCACGGCACGCCCGGGGGGTCGGCTCATCGTGCATCCCAGCGATGCCGACACCGACGTGTTCATCCTCGTCACCGGCTACCTGCCGGAGTTCACGGTGCAGGGCTGGCTGTACGGCCACGAGGCGAAAAACAACGCGTATTGGGATGACCCGACCGGCACGGAGCGCGACGCCTTTTTCGTCCCCGCGCACGCCCTGCGCGACATGACCACGGTGCCGCATCGCGTCGTAGAGCTTGAAGCTCAACCCGCGCGCGTGTAGGGTGTCGGTACTCCGTTCGACTCCGCGTGCGCAGCGTGACACTGCGATACCAACCGTCACCGAATGGTCCCGCGTCACGGGCAGCCCCACCGCGTCCCTCCGCGAGTGGGTACGGTG